GGCAATTCCGCAAATCATCTCTTCACTTGTAGATGCTATCATCGGAAACATCGATAAAATCATCATGGCAGGTGTTGAGCTGTTTGTCTCCCTGATTGAAAATCTACCGACCATCATTGTAGAGATCGTCAAAGCAGTACCTCAAATTATTGCGGGTATCGTGAAAGCCTTCGGCTCTCTGATGGGCAAGATCGTAGAGATTGGTGGAAACATTGTCAAAGGTCTGTGGGAAGGCATTCAGAAACTTGCCTCTTGGCTGTGGGATAAGGTGTCCGGTTGGATTTCGTCCATTTGGGACGGCATTTGCGATTTCTTCGGTATCCACTCTCCCTCTAAGGAAATGGCATGGGTCGGTGAAATGCTGGTAAAAGGCTTATCCGGCTCGATTGAGGATAATGGTGATGAAGCCGTTAAAGCTGCGGAAGGTATGGCGTCCGATATTGATGACGTTATGACCGACCTTGCACATGATATGCAGACGGCTCTACCTACCGATTTTGATGTCAACGGTAATATTCAGTCTGCTTATGACGGTTTTACGGGTGGTATTTCCTCCGGCTTTAGCATTGCGCTGAATATTGCCACCTTTAATAACTACTCTTCGGAGGATATTCGACAACTTACCAATGAAGTCATGGAGACAGCGAATCAGTTTGCTATGCGGAAAGGAGTGGTATTCGCATGACCTATTTCACCTATAACGGTCGCAGTTCGGAAGAATTCGGATTGCATATTCAAAAGAAGGATGTGTTTTCCGCTCCCGAATATGATGCCGAGTTCACTTCCATACCCGGCAGAAGCGGCGATCTGATTGTGTCAGGTCGCCGCTTTTCCAACATTAAAATCACCTACACGGTGTTTTTTGCAAAAAGCAATGTTTCCGATTTGGCAGATTCACTTCGAGCGATAAAAGGCTGGCTTTATACCGAGCCGGACAGATACCATGAAATCACTGATTCCTATGACAGTGGGTATTTTCGCTTCGGAGTAATCAGCAAAGGTCTGAGTATTGATGAGCAGTTGAGCAAGGTTGGTATTTTTACCGTCACATTTAACTGCAAACCCTTTAAATACAGCACTTTAGGCAGACAGGAAATAGTACTAACAAGTGGCGAATGCATCAATAACCCTGAGGCATTTGAATCAAGTCCTCTGATTACCCTTGTCGGCATCGGTGATTTTTCACTGACCTTACAATCTGCTGACACCAATAAAACGTGGCAATTCAAAGGCATTGAAACAGATATCACGATTGACAGTGAGCAGATGAATTTCTACTCCGGCACCACACTTTTAAATAACAAAGTGACGGGAGATGGCTTCCCAAGTCTTTCACCCGGTGAGACAGTCTTAACTGTGGACGGGAAAGTGTCCGAAATACGCATAGTGCCAAGGTGGTGCTGCTTATGATTCCGGTACTCTTTAGCGCAGATGCCACTGATTTTACTACCTTTGGTATCGGCACACTCACCGATACCATCTCCTGCGAGGTTACCGAGGAACGAAACGGTCTGTACGAATGTCTGCTGAAATATCCCGTTGCAGGACAACACTACGAAAAAATCTCCAAAGAGCGGATTCTCAAAGTAAAGCCAAATGACACCTCTAAGGAACAGGCTTTTCGTATTTACCGCATCACAAAACCATTAAACGGTATCGTACAGATCTATGCTCAGCATATCAGTTACGATCTTGCCAATGTCCCGGTGATGCCATTTACCGCAGAAAATATTTCTCCGGCACTGCTTCTGGATCGGCTTCTTGCCGAAGATGACCGCTTTAGCGGGTGGACAGATTACAGCCAGGCAAAGCCCTTTTCCGTCACGCAACCTCAAAGTGTCAGAGCTTGTCTTGGCGGATCGGATGGCTCTATGCTCTCCAAATGGCACGGCGAGTTTGAATGGGACAATTATACGGTCAAATTTCATACGCACCGTGGCGAAAACACAGGTGTTGTCATTGAATACGGCAAGAACCTCACCGAGCTTGAACAGGATGAGGATAACAGTGGCGTATATACCTCACTGCTACCATATGCCGTCTATACTCCGGAAGGCGAAGAAACAGAAATTGTTGTCACTCTTACGGAAGAAGTAATCCCAATCATCTCCACCGAGATGGCAAGAGCCAAAACACTAATCAAGGACTTTAGCGATCAATTTGAAAGCGGAACAACCGTAACGGAAGATTTGCTTCGTGCAGTGGCAAATGATTATATTCGGGATAATCCATTGGGTTCAACTGTTCCGACAATAACGGTATCCTTTGAGCCTCTTTGGAAACAGCCTGAATATTCAGCTCTTTTGGAACGAGTCAATCTTTGTGACACTGTAACCGTCCGACATACCGCACTTGGTGTAAGCGTCTCTGCTACAGTGATACAAACAGTCTATGACACACTTGCCGAAAGATATACTTCCATTACTTTGGGCAGTGAAAAATCCAGTATGATTACCACTATCTCCGAAGTACAATCCTCGGTGCAGAAGGTGGAAACAACAGTGGGCCACTTTCCAAAGCTCCTGCAAACGGCAATCGGAAATGCCACCTCCCTCATCACAGGACAAACAGGTGGCTATGTAGTTTTGCATGGTGATGAAAGCGGTAAACCTTATGAACTGCTGATTCTGGATGCGCCGAATCTTTCAGATGCTGTGAATGTTTGGCGATGGAACGTGGCAGGTCTCGGATTCAGCTCAAATGGCTACAACGGCCCCTATGAAACCGCCATCACCGCAGACGGTCAAATCGTAGCCGACTTTATCACATCGGGCTCCCTTGTTGCCAACATCATCAAAGCTGGCGTTATTCAGTCGCAGGACGGCTCCTCTTGGTGGGACTTGGAAAGCGGCGAAGTGCATCTGCGTGCTTACGCCACTACCGCACAAGTGGAGGAAGTTTCCGACCGAGTAGGAGAAATTGAAGACAAGAAAATGTTTCGTCTTGTGATTTCCTCTTCCAACGGAAATATCTTCAAAAGCGGAAATATCAAGACAACTCTATCTGCAACAGTTTTTTCTTGGGATGACGATATCACGGATACGCTGGACGATAACCAATTCATCTGGACCAGGGTCTCCGAGGACGCAGAAGCGGATAAGAAATGGAACGATGCCCACTTCGGCGGTACAAAGTCGGTGGAAATCACAACAGATGATGTACGCATCCGTGCTACCTTTTTCTGCGACCTTATCGATACCGCAACAAGAGAAAGCCTACTTTAGGAGAAATTCATATGGCTCAAGAACCAACAACCGAAGTCTCTTCGGTATCTTCAAATAATCAACAGGAGGTAACTCAAATGAGCAAAGCACAAGGCCAATTTACCATTATCGACTACAATGACGCCCTTACCCTCACAGGGTACATCGGCTCAAACCTTGCCAAAACACAAATGTACAACCCGGATAACAGCAGTTATTCACCCGACTGGTCCTCTACCAATTTGGTGCTGACTCCCAGTCTGTATGTAATCGGTACTACTACCGACCAAATCACATCGGATGCCGTAACTTCCGTTCAATGGTTTATCGGCAGTAGCTCTACGGCCATAACATCTTCAGGCAACTATGCCCTCAGCGGTACCAAAAATCACATTCTTACCGTCAAGGGCAATGTGATGGCAGGACTGGCCGGTATCGATTATCGCTGTGTTATCACATACAAAGACGATTCTACTGGGCTTTCTCTCACGCATCCGCTGACCATTTCCTTTTCACGTGTTGTAAACGGTGGCGGTATCGTTGACTTGCTTGTTACGACTCCAAAGGGTAATGTTTTCAAAAACAGTGAGATCACAAGCCTTACCGCCACAGCCGAACTCTGGCGAGGCAGTTCTGTGGATACCACCAACGTTTCGTACAAATGGGCTATGATGGACGCCACCGTGACATCGACTTCTTCTACAGGGTACGATGCTGATTTCGGTACAGGCTGGCGTAAGCTCTCTGATACTTCCGGCAAATACACAGGAACGGCTACCTCGACTTTAACGCTTTATGCGGCGGCTGTTGACAGCTATGCGGTACTAAGGTGTTGTGCCACCGATACCGACTCAGCCTCTTCGACTTACAACAGCAAGTTTTACGATGTGGCAACCTTTATCGACAACGCAGATCCGATTCAGGTGGTGGTTACCTCTACCGGCGGTGATGTTTTCAAAAACGGAGAAGGCTCAACCGTATTAACCGCTGTCTGCTATCAGGCAGGTGCTGAAGTCGACTCGGCAGGCAAAGGCACTTACACCTGGACGAAATACAACAAAGACGGAGCAATTGATACCTCTTGGGGTACAAACGGCAGTAAGACCGGCAAAACATTGTCTGTTTCCAATACCGATGTTGACACCAAGGCAACTTTTATGGTTGTGGTGACGCTTTAAGGAGGTGGGGTCATGCGGGCACAAGCACAATTTACCATCACCAACATCTGTGATGTCATTACTTCGGATAATCCACCCGCTGACCCTTACTTCGGTCAGCTTTGGGTGGACACCAATTCTATCCCGCCTCAAACAAAGGTGTGGGACGGCACCGCATGGGTGGCCGAGAACGATCTGGAAACTCTGAGAACGGAGGTTAAAACAACTTCCACACGAACAGCTGATTTACAGACAACAGCAGACGGACTGAACAGCTATGTTTCTTCACTGACCGAGACAATAGAAACTCTTTCGGATAGTCAGGAGGCGGTAGAAGAACGGGTTTTATCAGCAGAAAGTCAGATTTCCAAACTGCAACAGTCGGTGGATTCCATTTCTATTTCCTTCGAGCAACAGTATATTGGCGGTATCAACTACGTGCAAAATTCGGCAGGTCTTAACGGTATAACCGATGATTGGAAATACACTGGAACGGTCAGTACTGACTCTTCTACCGATATTCAAAACAACACCGTTTCTGATTCCGCTTTTGTTCTGGGAGAATCATCGACACTCTATCAAAATATTGCAGGGTTGGTTACCGGCAGATCCTATGTTCTGACGATACGTGCAAAAAAGAGCTATTCCTCCTATGCCGCCTATTTCCGTGTAAGGTATAACGGAACCAAATATCAATATGCTTTCTCTACGACAAAAGCATTTGACTGGACCGACTACTCTATCTTCCTATCCGATCTTTCGGATCCCAATATTCAAATACTCGGTTACTCACGAAAAGAAGCTTTGTATATTTCGGACATCATGCTGACCGAAGGAACACAAATCAGAAATTGGACACCAGCACCAAATGAAATTTACACCTCAGAAGTTAAGATTGATCGAAACGGCATTTCGGTATCAAACAATGCCTCCTCCCAGCGAACCGTAATCACAAATACTGAATTTGCAGGTTATTACAACGATGAGGTGATTTTCACTCTGAATAAGGATGAAACACAAACAAAGAAAACCACGGTTGACGGAGAGCTTACCGTTGGTAAAACCAAATTTGTCCCGATGACAACAGCCTCTGAGGGACTCAATATTGTTATTCTGGACTAAGGAGGGATACCATGGCTTTAAGTGGCGAATTTTCCAATTATCCTGCCACCAATTTCGGACTTTATTGTACTTGGTCGGCTACGCAGTCAGTTACAGGAAACTATTCTACCGTAACATTAAACGTCTATCTGAAGTATTATACCTTGGAAGTCGGTGAAAGAAGCGATTCTACGATCTCCATCAATGGAGTCAGCGAAACTTACACCGCTCCTGCCATCACGGATTATACATCCGGCTACAAGACAAAGCTTTTGAAAACCAAAACCGTGCAGGTATCACACAACTCGGATGGTACGAAAACGGGTGTGGCATTGTCTGCTTCCTGGCGTTTTTCGGGCACCTACAGCGGTGTTTCCATCGGAACGATCACCGCCTCCACAACCATAAACCTTGACAGCATTGACCGCACAGCACCTACTGTTTCCTTTTCTACAAGTGGAACCACAGCAAACGGCTTCAAAATATCCGCCTCTTCTTCCGCTACATCAGATATTTGGCAGTACAGCACCAACGGAGGTTCCTCCTGGACACAATTTTCTACCACTGCAGGAACGTCTGCATCTGTCACGCTCTCTTCGCTTTCTCCAAATACCAGTTATACGGTAAAAGTACGTGCCAGAAAGAAGTCCAACCAAGTTTACGGTACATCTTCTGCATCCACGGTGAAAACCTTGGGTGGTGCTGTTGTGAACAGTGTGTCTACGGTTACAGCAGATAATAGCACGGTCACCTTTTCTCTCGACGTTACAGTCTATGATGCTTCGTACAGCTACACATTGGAACTCAAAAACAGTAGCACTACCTATTTAACAATCACTGGTCTTTCTTGGAGCAAAGGAACAGCAACTCGCATAGTTACCTTGACATCCGATCAGCGGACAAGCCTGCTTGTTTCCATGGCATCTCTAAAATCATTCACAGGGACTTTTGCCGTCACTACCTACAGCGGTTCGACTCAGATTGGAAGTACCTCTTCTGCAACGGCTACCGTACAGACCACATCGGCAAATTCTGCTCCTACTTTAGAGGACTTCACCTTTAAGGATAGCTACTCTACAACGACAGCTATAACAGGAAATGACCAGTATTTCATTCAGGGATATTCCAAGCTACAGGTCACTCCGGGTACGGCTACGGCTAAAAACAGTGCCACCATCACCAATTACACGGCAACCTGCAACGGTGTCAGCGTTTCCAATACAAGCGGTTCTGCTATGACAGTCGGCACAATCTCAAAAAGCGGAACAGTAGCTGTAGTGCTGACGGTTACCGACAGCCGAGGCTACACGGCAAGCGTATCCAAGAACATCACCGTGGTTGCTTATGCAAGTCCCAAGGTAAGCGAGGTTTCTTTACGGCGTACCAACGATATTGAAACAGAGATGCAGCTTATCTTTAACGGGTCCTTTTCTCCAATCATGGTAGACAGTGTTACGAAGAACAGTTTGCTGTATGTCCGCTATCGCTACAAGCTTACCAGCGAAGAAAGCTACAGCTCATACAGTAGCATTTTATCTGCCGTATCGGTGAGCGGCACCTCTTTTTCCTACAGCAATTTGGAACTGTGCGATTTTGAAGCCAATTCATCCTACGACTTTCATTTGCAGATTTGCGACAAGCTGAGTACTGCATCTGCCTTAAATCTTTATTTCATAGTACCGCAAGGCACTCCTTTGTTGGCACTTCGCAAGCAGAAAATCGGCATTAATACGCCAAATCCCGAAGAAGCACTTCATGTGATAGGTAACGCTAAAGTGGAGGGTTCGATTACGGCAGATTCTCTTTCAGGAACACTGACAACAAGCAACCTCTCTGGGGCAGTTCCTATTTCCAAAGGTGGCACTGGTGCTACAACGGCAGCAAAAGCCTGTAGCAATTTAGGTGCTTTGCCTCTTTCCGGCGGTACCTTGACAGGCTCTCTTACAGCAGTAGGAGACAAATATGTTGCAGACAGCACTTTCGGTCTTAACATGAATAATTCCGACATCAAAGGACTGAATGGTCTGTTTTTTAATGATGCGGTAAACTCAGGCGGTGAAGGCATCTGGTTTTACCGTTCGACAAGCACATGGGATGTTCTCTATGCCACAGGAGGAGCACTGTACTTTGCCCCCAATATTGAAATTGGCACCTATCCAGGCACCAGATACACCCTGTATCATTCCGGCTCTACGATTCCTCTTGCTAATGGTGGCACGGGATCTACAACAGCCTCCGGTGCAAGGAGCAATCTCGGCATTGCCTGCACTTCACTATATAACGGAACACTGACCACAGGAAGTACAACCTTTAACTACGGAAACTACAATTTTTATATCATCATTGGTCAGCCAACTTCCTCTTCTTCCCGCTGTTGCTTCGTGATTCCGAAAGCACAAATTACTACTACCGCTACTACCTATCAGTTTGCTGATGAGACGAACTACTATACTTTCAAGTTGTCTTATACCAGTACCACCGTAACGCTTGCCTATAACAGCCGAAGCAGTAGCGGACAAATTCTACGAGTATATGGGGTGAACTAAATGCAGATAAAAGTAAACAAGCAGGGCTATATTACCGATTACGCATTCGTGGGTACTTTGGTAGACGGAGAAGAAATCTCGACACCCTCCGATCTGGATCATTTTATGGCTCACTTTACGGCTTACAAAGTGCAGGATGGGGATGCCGTTTTTGATGAGGAAAAGGAACTGGCCAATACACAGGAAGAAGCCGTATCGGAATACCGAAAGCGGCGTGAAAACGAATGCTTCTCGGTCATCAATCGAGGACAGCTTTGGTATGATACACTGAGTGACCTACAAAAAGAGGAACTGAATAAATGGTACCGTGCCTGGCTTGATGGTACCGATACACTCATCATTCCGCAAAAGCCATCATGGCTCAAGTAGAATTGCATCTCGAAAGAGGTGCTTTTTTTATACACATTTTGCAAAAAAGGAGGAAAAATCCATGGTTATCACCCCGCAGTCCATTATTACGGCGGGTGCTGTTCTTGCCGCTGTCACAACTATTGTGGGATTTGTTTTGAAGGTCCACAAATGGTACCTAAAACAAAACGAACAGGACAAGGAAATCCGAAGAATCAAGGAAGAAAACACCCTTCTATGCTACGGAATTTCCGCTTGCCTTGACGGTCTGATCCAGCTCGGTGCTAATCACACCGTACCCAAGGCCAAAGAAAAGCTGGACAAGTATATCAATCAAAAAGCACACGATCAAGAAGGAGGAACTCATGATGAAAACAGTTGACTGGAAAGACGTGGGCATCCGTGCCCTCAAAACCTTTATTCAAGCGGCAGTATCGATTGCCGTTGCAAATCTTGCCGGTGTGGACTTTATTGAGGGAGAAAACCTTCAAAATGCTCTCATCGGCATCGCTATTTCAGCAGGAGCGGCAGGTGTATCCGCTGTATGGAACGCTGTTCTGTCTCCGCTCTTGAATACCATTTCGGGAGGTAACGATCATGAAGTACAGTAATAACAACAAACCGCTCCAGTGTATGATGACCCAGAGTACCTGCTACAAAGGCACACGCACCATGACAATCCTTGGCGTTCTTTGGCACAGCACAGGAGCAAACAATCCAAATCTCAGCCGCTATGTTCAGCCAGATGATACTGCCTCCAACAAAGCAGATCTTCTCTCAAAGATTGGCAAAAATCAGTACGGCAATGACTGGAACCACATTACCCGTGAGGCGGGACTGAATGCGTGGATTGGCAAGCTCGCCGACGGCACAGTTTCAACGGTTCAGACGATGCCGTGGAATTATCGTCCATGGGGTTGCGGTTCTGGTGGCAAAGGTTCATGCAACAGCGGATGGATTCAGTTTGAAATCTGCGAAGACGGACTAAGTGACAAGACCTACTTTAACAAGGTTTACACCGAAGCGTGTGAGCTGACCGCCTATCTGTGCAAGCTATATGGCATCGACCCAACAGGCTCGGTTACGGTAAACGGCATAAAGATTCCGACTATCCTTTGTCATGCCGACAGCTATTCTTTGGGCTTTGGCTCTAATCACAGCGATGTTAATCACTGGTTTCCGAAGTTTGGAAAGAGCATGGCGACGGCCAGAACAGATGTGAAGGCTCTCATGGGAACAACTTCAAGTACGAAAGTAACAACTACTACCACTTCTACGACATCCTCCATTAAGGTAGGCGACCTTGTAAAAATCACGGGTAGCACGTACTACACAGGTACCACGATACCTTCATGGGTGAAAGCGAAGAACTGGTATGTTTACAGCATCAGTGGTGACAGAGCGGTTATCAACAAAAGTGAGGATGGAAAGAACGCCATCATGTCAGCTGTAAAATTCTCTGACCTTTCTATCGTGAGTGCTGCTTCTACCTCTCAGACCTATCGAATTCACACGGTCGTAAAAGGAGACACGCTCTGGGATATTGCCGTCAAGTATTTGGGTAAAGGCTCAAGGTACACCGAAATCAAAACCCTAAACGCACTTACTTCTGATGTCATCACCGCCGGTCAAAAACTGAAAATTCCGAACTAAGCACAAGACCCATCGAAGAAAAAATCTTCGGTGGGTCTATTTTTTTTGCATTTTTTCTGTTCAAACGCCCGTTTCACCTCCAGTGGGTAGTGAGGAAAAGCCTCAGATTGGAGGATAGTAAACAATGGCAGATGTGCAAAAAAATTCGAATACCATTACACAGGATCAAATCGTTCGGGATATCTATTACAGAGAAGCTCAAAAGGTTGTCGAGAAAATGCTCTCGCTCGGCCTGATCTCCTTGTCCGAATTCAACAAATTAACGCAGATAAATCGAGACACTTTCTCCCCTTATTTGGTAGAGATTCTGCCGAAAATTGGTTGATAAATCATCGATTCAGAGTTAATATGTGACACTACAAAAGGGAGGTGACGACCTTGAAAAAAGTAACGAAGATTGAACAGCTTGACAGGACTGCTCTGCAATCCAAAAAACTGCGAGTGGCGGCCTATTGTCGTGTCTCCACCGACAGCGATGCACAGCTGGAAAGCTTGGACACCCAAAAGGAACACTATGAAAAATACATTCTCTCCAGAGAGGATTGGGAGTTTGTGGGCCTTTATTATGATGAAGGAATCACCGGAACCAAAATGGAGAAGCGTCCCGAACTGCTTCGTCTGATTGCCGACTGCGGTGCAGGAAAGATTGATTTCGTGATTACCAAATCCATCAGCCGCTTTTCCCGCAATACAACCGACTGCTTGGAGCTTGTGCGAACCCTTCTGGGAATGAACATTACCGTCTATTTTGAAAAGGAAAATATCAATACGGGATCTATGGATAGCGAACTCTTTCTCTCTATTCTCAGCAGTTTAGCTGAAGGAGAATCGGTCTCTATTTCGGAAAACAGTAAATGGTCAATTCAGCATAGATTCCAAAACGGCACCTTTAAGCTCTCCTATCCGCCCTACGGTTATCGGTGGGATGGTGAGGAAATGGTGGTCGATCCAACACAAGCACAGGTTGTTAAGCGAATCTTCTCGGAAACCTTATCCGGTAAATCGGCACGCTCCATTGCAAGGGGTTTGAATGAGGATGGTATCCTGCCCAAAAAATCAAGCCAATGGAGTCCCAATACCATCCTTGAAATGCTGGTCAATGAGAAGTATACAGGAAGTGTGATCTTCCAAAAGACCTACACAGACAGTCGCTTTAATCGTCATACCAATATAGGTCAGCGAGATCAGTTTCGGGTGGATGGCCATCACGAGGCTATTGTAAGCAATGAGGACTTTGAGGCGGCAGGTAGGCTTATAGCACAAAGGGCTGCTGAAAAAGGAATATCAAAAGGCTCCCATAGTTGCCAAATCCGCTATGCCTTTTCGGGAAAGATCGTGTGCGGTGAATGCGGCGATACATTGAAGCACCGAGTTCAAAGCGGCATAGGAGGCAAATATTTTGCATGGTGCTGCAATACGCATCTTGAGGATAAAAGCAAATGTTCTATGCTTTTCATTCGAGACGATGATTTAAAGATTGCCTTTGTGACAATGCTCAATAAACTCATTTTTGCCCATAAGCTCATTCTAAAGCCTTACCTTAGAGCTTTACAGGAAAACTCCGATGAGGATTCCGTTTGTCGAATCCGACATTTAGAACAGCTTTTGGAACAAAACTCCGAGCAACAGCAAACCCTGACGAAACTGATGGCACAGGGGTATATCGACCAAATCCTGTTCGCCGGAGAAAGCAACGCTCTGCTTGCTCAAGCAGACCGCTTTCGCAGTGAGATAGAGACTATAAACGGTAGTGTCAGCGGAGATGCATCCAAAATAGCCGAGACTGAGCAACTGCTCCACTTTGCAGGACGTGGCAGTATGATGTCCGAGTTTGATGATCTGCTTTTTGAAAAATTCGTAGACTTTGTTCGAGTGGATGCTCGCACACAGGTCAGTTTTATCCTCAAATGCGGATTGACTCTACAGGAAAGGTTGGGTGATTAAATGCCACACATCGTTTTTGGGTATTCTATAAGAAACGGAAAGGCAATCATTGACAAGGAGATTGCCGAGAAAATTCAAAAGCTTTTTCATGCCTACATAGGCGGTCTATCCTTGGATAACGCCACCAAAGAAGCCGGATTAGAGGGTTATCACAGCAAAGCGGGACATATTCTTCAAAACCGTCACTATTTAGGAGATGATTTCTATCCGGCAATCATTGATATAGACACCTTCACCGAGGCGGCTCTGGAACGAGAAAAGCGGGTGAAGGCGTTGGGGCGCACCAATCTCAAACGAACACCAATCGTGAAAACAATTCCTATGAGCTTTCGCTTCGGTGAAAGCAAAGAATATTTTGATGACCCGACTAAACAGGCACAATACCTATACAGCTTAATTGAAAAGGAGGAAGAATCATGAGCAATGTAATGGTCATTCCC